CGTCCTAAGATGATATGAATCCTCGATAAAATCAAGATTTGTGCGAGGATTTGTATCATTCATCCTCAAGCGTCGGAACTCGACGCCTCCGGCGAAGATCTTGAATAAACGCATTCAGCGTATTTTCGTCTTGACCAATCCGGATCGATCTGATAGGGTTTCCTCACCATCGAAATTCCGCCCGGCGGCTCCGGCCTCGCCGGGTTTTTATTGTCCGACAGCGCTTTTCAGGAGCTGCGATGCCGCTCGATCCCGCCGGCGACCGCTCGCTCGCGGCGCGCTGGGCGGGGCTCTCGGCGGAAGAGCGGGAAGCGACGCTTTCTGCGTTGAACGATGCGGAGACGGTGGCGCTGCTCCATGACTGGCGGTTCTGGGCGCGGCCTAGCCAGCTGCCGCCGGACGGCGCCTGGCGCATCTGGCTGCTGCTCGCCGGCCGCGGCTTTGGCAAGACGCGCTGCGGCGCCGAATGGGTGCGGGAGCAGGCGGAGGCGGGCAGGGCGCGGCGCATCGCGCTCCTCGCGCCCACCGCCGCCGATCTGCGCGACGTGATGATCGAGGGCGAGAGCGGCCTGCTGGCCATCGCGCCGGACGAGCGTCGCCCGCGCTACGAGCCGTCGAAGCGCCGGCTCACCTGGCCCAACGGCGCCATCGCGACAGGCTATTCCGCCGACGAGCCCGAACGGCTGCGCGGGCCGCAGCATGACGCCGCCTGGTGCGACGAGCTTGCCGCCTGGCGCTATCCGGAGGCCTGGGACATGCTGATGCTGGGCCTGCGGCTGGGCGACGATCCGCGCGCCGTCGTCACGACGACGCCTCGGCCGGTGCGGCTGGTGCGCGAGTTGCTGGCCCGCGCCGGCGGCGATGTCGCGGTGACGCGCGGCTCGACCTTCGACAATGCCGCCAACCTCGCGCCTGCCTTCCTCGATCAGATCGTGCGGCGCTATCAGGGCACGCGGCTGGGCCGGCAGGAACTCGAAGCCGAACTGCTGGAGGATGTGCCCGGCGCGCTCTGGTCGCGTGACGTGTTCGAGCGCGCGGGCTTTCGCGTCGCCGCCGCGCCGGCCTTGCGCCGCATCATCGTCGCCATCGATCCCGCGGTGACGAGCGGCGAGGGCGCGGACGAAACCGGCATCATTGTCGCCGGCATCGGCGCCGACGGTCATGGCTATGTCCTCGACGATCTCTCCGGCCGCTTCGCGCCCGTGGAGTGGGCGCGACGTGCGGTCGACGCCTATCGCCGGCATCAGGCCGACCGCATCGTCGCCGAGGTCAACAATGGCGGCGAGATGGTCGCCGCCACCGTGCGCGCCGTCGACCCCAACGCCGCCTTCAAGGATGTCCGTGCCAGCCGCGGCAAAGTCACCCGCGCCGAACCCGTCGCCGCGCTTTACGAACAAGGCCGCGTCCGCCATGTCGGCGCCTTCGCCACTCTCGAAGATCAGATGTGCGCCTTCACCTCCGACTATGACCGCGCCGCCGCCGGCATGTCGCCCGACCGCCTGGACGCCCTCGTCTGGGCCATCACCGAACTGATGGTCGCCTCTTCCGCCACGGGCTGGCTCGACTTCTACACCGACCTCGCCGGGCGTCCGCAAGGTTGATGCGCCGCCGCCCACCACAAATACCGTCATTGCGACCCCCGAGCGAAGCGAGGGGGAAGCAATCCATCCCTTCGCCGCACGGACCAATGGATTGCCTGCGGCTCACAATGACGAATGTTCAAAATGCATAACGAGACAGGTGCCCCTTGTCCGACACCACTCCCAACCGCCCCGGCGTTCTCTCCCGCGTCGCGCAGGCCGCGCGCTACGTCGTCTCCGGCGTCACGCCCGAGACCTGGTTCGGCCCCATGCAACCTTTGCAGCCGATGGCCCCTGCCGAGGTCAAAGGGCGCGCCTGGGATTATCCCGTCGGCTGGAACCTCAATTATGTGCCGCGCGCGTCGGAGCGTATCGGCTTCGATCGCCTGCGCGCGCTGGCCGACGGTTATGATCTTCTCCGCCTGGTCATCGAGACGCGGAAGGACCAGATGACCGCGCTCACCTGGAGCATCCTGCCGCGCCAGGTCAAGGCGGGCGAGCGCGCAAGCCGCGCCGGTCTCGATTCCGCCATCGCCGAGATCTCCGAATTTTTACAGACGCCGGACCGCCGGCATGATTGGGCGCAATGGCTGCGCGGGTTGCTCGAGGATCATTTCGTCGTCGACGCGCCGGCGATCTATCGGCGCCGTACGCGCGGTGGCCAGCCCTATGCCTTCGAGCTCCTGGATGGTGCGCGCATCAAGGTGCTGCTCGCCGATGACGGCCGCACGCCCGAGCCGCCCGATCCCGCCTATCAGCAGGTGCTGAAAGGCATCCCCGCCGCCGACTACAGCACCGACGAGCTGCTCTATTACCCGAAGAATTTCCGCACCAACCACGCCTACGGCTATTCGCCGGTGGAGCAGATCGTCTCGCGCGTCGAGACCGCTATCGCGCGCGGCCGCAGCCAGCTTGCCTGGTTCACCGAAGGCAACATGCCCGATGGTCTCATCACCGGACCTGAGGACTGGACCATGGACCAGATCCGCGCCATGCAGACCCATTGGGACAGTCTCTTCTCCGGCAATGTCGAACAGCGCCGCCGCGCCTGGTGGGTGCCGAGCGGTGCCAAATTCCAGCCGGTCAAGGACTCGCCGCTCATGGACGAGTTCGACGAGTGGCTGGCGCGCATCGTCTGCTACGCCTTCTCGGTCAGTCCGCAGCCTTTCGTCAAGATGATGAACCGCGCGACCGCGGAATCCGCCGCGCAGACGGCAAGCGCCGAAGGCCTGTCGCCCACCATGATCTGGGTGAAGCGTTTGATGGATCGTTTGATCGCCGAGGATTTCGGTTGCCCGTCGCTCGAATTCTCCTGGGACGAGGATCGCGAGCTCGATCCGTCGAAGGCCGCCGAGATCAACCAGATCTATGTGCGCAGCGGCGTCAAGACGATCGACGAGGTGCGCGACGATCTCGGCCTCGACGCGCTCGGCGGCGCCGCTGCGACCGCGATGGTGGCCACCGCAACCGGCTATGTGCCGATCAACGGCGCGCCCGCGCCGCCCGCCGCTCCATCCCCCTGATCACACCGCCGCTCGACACTGAACCGCCGCGATCCCCCTCGCCGGAGGGCGGACGTGCCTGCCATGGGAGAACCGATGATGCTCAACCTCTTCGCCCGGATCACCAAACTCGACGAGGAACGGCACCTCGTCTTCGGCTACGCCTCGACCGAAGCGCTCGACAGCCAGGGCGAGATCGTGCGCCGCGAAGCGCTCGAGGCGGCGCTGCCCGACTACATGCGCTTCGCCAACATCCGCGAGATGCATCAGCCGTCCGCGGTGGGCGTCGCGCATGAAGCGGAGGTCGACGAGAAGGGCCTCTTCCTCGCCGCCAAGGTCGTCGACAATGTCGCCTGGCAGAAGGTCAAGGAAGGCGTCTACAAGGGCTTCTCGATCGGCGGCAAGGTCACCGCGCGCGACCCGCGCGACCGCAACATCATCACCGGCGTCGACCTGACCGAGATCAGCCTCGTCGACCGCCCCGCCAATCCCGAAGCGACCATCCAGATCTTCAAGCGCGACGACGGCGCGCCGATGCTCGCCAAGGTCGGCGCGCGCAACAGCCAGGCCGATCTCGCCCGCATCCAGGCGATCCACGACCAGTCCGTCGATCTGGGCGCCTGTTGTCCCAACGACGGCGACGTCGATGTCGATGACGCCGACAGCGACGACATGACCGGCAAGCGCGCTCTCGCCAAGCTCCGCATCGAACGCGACCACGCGGCGTCGCTCCTCGCGCAGCTCGGCGCGCAGATGTCGCCGCTGATGGCCGAACTCACCCAGTTGAAAAAGCGGCTCGCCATCGTCGAAGCCCAGCCCTTGCCGGCCAAGGGCGTGCTCGGCCCGCTGTCGCTCAGCAAGGAAGACGACCGCGCGAACCGCGCCCCCGATCCGTTGGCCGCACGTCTCGCGTCGCTGCCGCCCGGCCGCGCCCGCGCCGATGAAATCTTGCGCCACGCCTATTTCCCTGTCGACCCGGCTTACTGACCTCGCCCCTTTCGCCGGCCCCGCCGGCGCGCCCCCACCGCCGCTTGGGCAACGGCTTATCCTCTATGGAGCCTTCCCGATGTCGCGAGTTCTTCTTCCGCGTGAGGCGGTCATCGACCGCATGCTGCAGATGGTCAACGGCGCCCAGAGCCCCGACCGTCACCGTCCGGGCTTCCTGTCGCGCGAACGTGCCGGTCATGCCCTCGACATGTTCAAGGCGGCCTACGGCAACCCGATCCAACCCGAGCAGGGCAGCCTCGCCAAGACGGTCAGCTTGTCGACGGGCCTCACCTATTACGATCTGCGCGCGCCGGCGCTCAATCTCTTCCCCACCGTGACGCCGCTGCGCAACTCGATCCCGCGCATGCAGCGCCGCTTCCCCGGCGACGCCGCGCATTGGAAGGCGGTGACCGCGACCATCGGCTCGGGCCTTTCGCACATCGGCTGGGTGCCGGAAGGCAAGCGCTCGGCCTCGATGTCCTATCAGACCGTCAGCAAGACCCTGGCCTACGCGACCCTCGGCGAGGAAGATTCGCTGACCGAGGAGGCGCGTTTTGCCGCCGACGGTTTCGAGGACGAGGATTCGCTCGTCCAGCTTCGCCTGCTCCTCAAAATGTTCGTCAAGGAAGAAGTCGCGATCCTCGGCGGCAACGCCGATCTCCAACTCGGCACGCCGTCGGCGCCCGCTCTCTCCGCCGCCGGCACCGGCGCTACTTTGCCGGCCGCGACCTACTCCGTCATCGTCGTTGCCTTGACCTTCGAAGGCTGGCTCAATTCGAGCGTCACCGCCGGCGTCGCCACGACGATGACCATCACCGGCAATGACGGCCAGTCCTACACGCTCTCCGGCGGCTCGTCGAACAAGTCGACCAACACGACGCAAGCCGTCACCCTGGGCCAGACCCTGACCGCCACCGCGACGCCGGTGACGGGCGCCGTTGCCTACGCCTGGTATGTCGGCACGGCGGGTTCCGAAACTTTGCAGGCCATCACCACCATCAATACCGCGACCTTCAGCGCACCGCTGACCGGCAGCCAGCAGGCCGTGTCGGCGATCACCGCCGACAATTCCACGAACGCCGGCCTCGCCTATGACGGCCTGCTGACGACCGCCTTCGCGTCGGGCAGCAACGCCTATGTGAAGCAACTCGCGACCGTTGCCGGCACCGGCTCCTTCCTCACCTCGTCGGGCGCCGGCGGCATCGTCGAGATCGACACGATGCTGAAATCCATGTGGGACAATTACCGCATCAGCCCGACGGTCATCTATGTCAACAGCCAGGAGCTGCATAACATCACGACCAAGGTGCTGACCAACAGTTCGGGTCCGCTGCTGCGCTACAATGTCGAGGCCGATCAGGAAGGCATGGTCGGTTACAAGGTGACCGCCGCCGGCGTTGTCAGCTTCTACTTCAATCCCTACACCGCCGATGGCGGCGTGCGCATCCCGATCAAGATCCACCCGAACCTGCCGCCCGGCACCCTCATCGGCTGGTCCGAAAAGCTGCCGCCCTGGTACATATCGAACGAGGTGCCGGAGGTCGCCGTCATGCAGACCCGCCAGGACTATTACACCGAGGTCTGGCCGAAGACGACGCGCGCCCAATACTACGGCATCTACGCGCAAGAGGCCCTCGCCATCTACGCGCCCTTCGCGATGGGCGTCATCACCAACATCGGCAACGGGTGACAAGCGCGGATATCTGTTCACACGGACCTATTCGGCGCAACACGGCCGAAGACCCTCCTGACCCAGCTCCGGCTAAGCTCGGCTCCGCCTCGCTAAGCCTGCTCACCCTCTCCTCCCAATTGGGAGGAGAGGGCAGGGTGAGGAGGGCTTCGCCGACAACGAAAAGCGAATCCCATGTCCCTCGGCGACCTCACCAGCCTTGCCAACGTCAAGGCCTGGCTCTCTCCCCCTTTGACCTCGAGCACCGACGACGCGCTCCTCACGCGGCTCATCTCCGCGGCCAGCCGTTTCATCATGGGCTATCTCGATCGCCCGACGCTCTTGTCGCAGCCTTATGCCGAAACCCGTGACGGCCTTGGTGGCCGCATGCTCCTGCTGCGGCAATGGCCGGTCACATCGGTCACCTCGCTCACCGTCGACGGCAATCTCATCCCGCCGGTGAGCCTGACCGGCTCCGCCGCCGGCTGGCTGCTCGACGGTTGGGATGGCTGGACCGCGGGCCAGCCGCAGGCGCTCTCGCTCCTCGGTTACGCCTTTCCGCGCGGCCTGCAGAATGTCGCGATCGGCTACACCGCCGGCTATGCCGTGACGGGCGAGGAGCAAGCGGTGCCCGCCGCCGCGCCTTATACCTTGACGACGATGCGAAGCTGGGCCGCCGATCTCGGCGTCGCCTATGTCGGCGGCGCGGCGCTGGTGCCGGTCGACGGATCGCCCCTGCCGGGGCAGTACAACGTCGCCGCCGGCCTCTACACCTTCAACGCCCTCGACACCGGCAAAGCGGTCGCCATCAGCTATTCGTACCTGCCGCTCGAAGTAGAACAGGCCTGCATCGAACTCGTCAGCCTGCGCTATCAGGAACGGCAGCGCATCGGCCAGGTCTCGAAATCCTTGGCCGGCGAAGTCGTCGCTTTCACGCAGAAGGACATGCAGGACGACGTCGTCGCGGGCCTGGCGCCCTATCGTCGCGTGTTTGCGCCATGATCGAGGTCGGCCTTACCGGCGACGACGCGCTGGTCCAACGCCTTCGCTCGCTGCCGGCGCGCATCCATGATCGCCTGCTGGCGACGATGCAGCGCCTCGGCATCGATCTCCGGGAACGTGTCGTCGCGAACCTGTCGGGCGCCGTCCTTCATCGGCGCAGCGGCCGTCTCGCCGCCGCGCAACGCGTCGAGATCACCGATGAGGATACCTGGATCGTTTTCAAGGTCGGCTTCGATCCCGCCACGGTGCCCTATGGCGCGATCCATGAATATGGCGGCACGACGCGCGCCCATCTCATCGAAGCCAAGAACAGGAAGGCGCTGGCGTTCAATCTCGGCGGCCGCCTGATCTTTGCAAAGCGCGTCCAGCATCCCGGCTCGAAGATCCCGGAGCGGTCCTTCCTGCGCTCGGCGCTCGCCGATTTCGCTCCGCAGGCGCTCGCCGCGCTCACTGCCATCGCCGACGACGAGGCCGCAAAATGAACCGCGAAGCGATCTATGGCGCGCTCTACGCGCTCGTCGCCGGCGCCGCATCCTTCGTGACGACGAGCCGCCGCCTGCGCCATTGGACCGACGTACCCGCCGCCGAGCAGCCCGCTCTTTTCCAGGTGCAGAAGGGCGAGGTTGCCAAGACCCGTCGCGGCCAGCCGACGGAGTGGACGCTCTCTGTCGATCTTTATGTTTACGGCCAGGCGCCCGACGAGGCGACCTCTTCGGCAAGCGTGCTCAACCCGCTGATCGACGCCGTCGCCGCCGCCCTTGCACCTTCAGGCAGCGATCTCGCCGTCAACGCCCAAACCTTGGGCGGCCTCGTCTCCCATTGCTGGATCGCCGGCAAGATCGAAACCGACGAAGGCGCGCTCGGCGGCCAGGCCGTCGCGATCGTGCCGATCGAGATGATCGTCGCGGCCTGACGGCTTCGCCCGCCGTCTGACCTCACTCTCTTTCAGTTACTTCCGTCACCCCCGCGAAAGCGGGGGTCCATGCCGGACGCGGTGACCTTCCAACGAAGGTGCGCTCCACCATCGGTGCGCTTGCGCTGCGCAACGACGTGACGTCGGCCGGTGTCGAGGAAGGCCGCATGGAACTCGACGACGCCCGACGCAGAGCTCTCGCCGGTCATCTGTGAGACGATCATGAACGAACGAAACTTCCCCAAAGGTCGAACCTCCGATCAGGGATGCGTCTTCGATAGGGGGCTGAGGCAATCCGCGCAGGCCGCGGGTGACGCTGGCGGTATCGTCGTTGAGCGAACAGCCATCGGCTACCTCTGTATAGGATTCGGCGAGGCCGCCCGTACCTTGCGATTCGTGTTCGACGATGATGAGACGACGAGCCGCGCATTCGCGGACCCGACGCGGCTAGCGTCAACGTTGGACCAGTTGAACATCGTACGGGTGCCGGTTGCGGGATCGGCGTGGCAGGACGATGGAGACCGGCATCTCCGTCGGCTCGCCAGCATTTCCTCATTGGCAAAGCTTGGGGGATACAATCCCGATGAACCACGCGACAATCGAGGCCGTTGGACATTCGCGAACGGCGTGACGGCTGATGCTTCATCTGGCACATCTCAGTCGCGCGATATCGGACGGGAGGATTCGAACGGATCGGTTCGCCTCGCGCAAGAACTTCTGCTGGGGCCACCGCTATCATTTCTGTTCTCGAAGCCGCCTGTCGGAATCGAGATTCCGCCGCCAGAGGGATTGACGCCACTTGAGGAGTTGCCGCCAGGTTTCGCTGGTGGTTCCGGCGCAGAAAAATTATTTCCCAGATCGATGAAAGACAGACCGGACGGGACTCCTTGTGCATTTTGCGGAAAGCCCACGACACGCCAGCCTGGGCCCGATCAGCACAATGGCGACCACAATATTCCGACAAGCCAAGGCGGCAACAACGATCCGGCCAATTATTTGGACTCATGCCGAACATGCAATTTGCGGAAAGGTGCTCGAACACCTCGGCAATGGTACTATGATGAAAACGGTGGCACCTGATTCAAAGCTGATCAAAAATGGGGTGGCCGATGAATGATGAGCACTTGACGAAAGTCCGCTTCGAACTCGACGACGAGGATTGGCATGGCCGCCCAAGCGAGACGTTGTGGGCCGAGCCTGTGGCGGGTGCCACTGTGGGCGTCTATCGCCTGAGAAACTCGCCGTTCTTCATGCGAGGCGTGAGCTATCAGGATATCGTGCGCGCCGTGCCCAGCGTCGACCATCTGGGACTGGCGTTCGCCGGCGCGATCGACCATTCGGGCCATTCGACCTACATGCTGCTCGTTCCGCCGGACAGCCGCGAGTTCGCGACCTATTGGGAGCGCTTGTCGAAGCTTGGCTGCACGTTCGAGAGCATGCACATCAGCGTGAGCCTTGGTCCGAGAATTCTCTATTCGGTCGATGTTCCCGCCTCATCGAATGTTCATGCTGTCTATGCCGTGCTTGAGGAGGGCGAGCGGAATCACGTCTGGGTGTTTCAGGAAGGGCATTTCGGCCACACGCCGAAAGAAGCGTGACGCGCGACGACGCGTCGTCCCAACTCGCCCTCCTGCCGTCTCCCCTTCCGCCACGCCGTCCACGACCGGCCGATGAAGGTCGCCACCAGCAGCTGATAGGCGAAGCCGGGCAGCGGCGTCGCCGACGGTAGCGGGGGCTCGCCCCGGAGGATCCACGCCGCGGTGACGATGAACAGGATCGCACCAGCGAGCACGAGGCTTGCGATCGGGGTCACGTCGGTTGGTGAGTTCTCTCGGCTGACTTGGCGCACGCCACTGCCTGGTTGCCGACAACCGCGGCGGCGCCATGCGACAAAGCCCCAAACACCGCCAATCCATCCTCATTCTATCGGCCGCAAACCAACGGCGACGGCGAAGGACAGCTTGCCCGTCGCGCGACGCGACCTGTCAGAACGATCAGACAACAAACCCGCCGCGACGACGCGGCCTTACGCGAGGAGTGCTTCCACCATGGCCATCTTCGAATTCGGCTCGGGCGTCTTGCTCGGCCAGCGCACCGACATTGCTGGCGCGACGCCGGTCAATTTCGGCTTGATACAGGAATGCCAACTCGATCTCAGTTTCACGACGAAGGAACTCTACGGGCAGTATCAATTCCCCGTCGCCGTCGCCCGCGGGCAGGCCAAGATGACCGGCAAGGCGAAGATGGCGCAGATCAGCGGCCTCGCCTTCAACAGCCTGTTCTTCGGCCAGACCATGGCGACGGGTCAGTTGGCGACGGCGTTCGGCGAAGCGCATGCCGTGCCGGCGTCGACGCCCTACACGGTGACCACCACCAATTCGGCCAATTTCGTCGACGATTACGGCGTCCTTTACGCGACGACCGGCTTGCCGCTGACTAAGGTGTCGAGCGTCACCGCGGCGGGCCAATACAGCGTCAGCGCCGGCGTCTACACCTTCTTCTCCGGCGACGCCGGTGCGGCGGTGCTCGTCAGCTACACCTATACCGTCTCGGCGTCGGGCCAGCAGATGACCTACGCCAACCAGCTCCTCGGCACGACGCCGACCTTCCAGGCGCAGCTCTATCAGAGCTACAACGGCAAGCCGGTCAATCTGAAGCTCTATAATTGCGTCTCGTCGAAGCTCGGCTATGCCACCAAGCTTGAAGATTTTTCGGTCCCCGAGCTCGATTTCGCGATCTTCGCCAATCCCGCCGGCAACGTCTTCGAATGGTCCTTCGCCGAGGTGTCGTGATGATGGCAACGATCACGCTTGCGTTGGGCGGCCGGCACTTCGCCATCAGGCCGCTGACACTGCGGCAATTGCGCGACGTCGGCATTATGGTGGCCGGTGTCGCCGATCTGCCGGCCGAGGCCGGCGCGCGCGAGCGCCGGGCCTACGACCAGATGGTGGAGATCGTGTCGGTCGCGTTGCGTCGCGATGCGCCCGAGATGACGTCGGACGCGATCTATGATCTGGAGATCGGCCTGGCCGAGCTCCAGGCAGCGCATCGCGCCATTCTGCGTCATTCGGGATTGGTGGCGTCGGGGGAGCCGGCGGCAGCGTCATCCGATGGAGCGACATCTACGGACTTCTAGCGACGGCCTGCGGCTACACCTTTCCGCAGATCGACGCGATGACGCTGCACGACTATGCCGAGCTCGTCGACTATTGGACCGATCATCCGCCGCCGCATCTGATCGAGGCGGCGCGGCTCGGGCTGAGGCCGCGCCGTCGCGGCATGCCGGCCGGCGCTGCGACGCCACCGTCTGACGCTCTTGGCGGCCTGCTCAACGCGGCGGCAGACGGCATCGGCCGGTTGGAGACCCTTCGGCGATTATGCTGATCGCCAGATGAAGCTCGTTATCCCCCGGGAGGCCCTATGACCGATATCGTCGTCTCCTATGCCGCCGACACCGAACAGTTGGTGCGCGGCACGCTTGCGGGCATCGATGCGCTGAACGCGTTCGGCGGCGCCGCGCGGTTATTGGCGCCGGGCCTGGCCGCGACCGGCGACGCCTCGGATAGCGCCACCGCCGGTCTCTTGAAGCTTGGTGCGTCCGCCATGACGGCCGCCTCCGGCACCGACAAGCTGACGGAGGCGCAACGCCGGGTGACGGCGGCCGCCAAGGACGCCGACGCCGAACACGGGACGGCGGCGGGTGCCGCCGACAAGGCGGCGAAGGCGCAGATGCGTGCGCTCGATGAGGTGACTGAAGCCGCGCGCCGCGGATCGCAAGCGCGCGTCGCCGATGCGCAACGCGAGCTCGACTTCGCCGCGTCGCTGGGGGAGGCCGGCGCCGCTTTCCAGGTCGCGGCGCAACGGCGCGTCACCGAAGCGGCGAGGGAGGCGGCGGCGGAACAGGACAGGATTCGCAAGAGCGACGCAACGACCCAGATCGAGATCGCCAAGCTGAAGCTTGCCGCCGCGAAGAGCGAGCTTGCCGCTGAAGTCGAAGAGCACAAGATCACCGCCGCGCAAAAGCTCGCCGCCGAGCTCGATCTGACGCGGCAGCTTGAAGCGCTCGAGCTTCGGCAATTCACCATCGAACAGCAGGGACTTGATCAGGACTCGTTCCGCTACAAGGAACTGGCCAACCGGAAGCTCGTCGCCGCCCAACAACTTGAAACTCAACTCGCGGCGCTCGATCGCGAGCGGGCGCAGAACGCGAAAAGAGCGGACGAGCAGGAGGTCGCATCCTGGCGAAGCGCCATCGGCGAGATCACCGGCGCGGAGGACACCTTCATCCGGGATGTTCTCACCAAACGGCAATCGATGAGCAAGTCGCTGGAGCAGATGAGCGCGCAACTCGTCCTGAAGGAAATCAGCGACGACGCGCGCTACTACACGATGAAGCTGCTCTACAGCCTGCTCGGCCTCGAAGCGGAGGAGAAGGCCGAGACCGGCGGCTTGCTCGTCCATCTCTTGACCGAATCGAAAAAGACCGCCGCAACGGCGAGCGGGACGGCGACCCGCACCGCGCTCGACGCGAGCGGCCAGACGAGTTTTCTCGGTCGCATTGCGACGCAGCTTGCTCAGTGGCTGGGATTGGAGACGAGCAAGACGGCTGCCACGCAGGCCGGCGACGCCACGCGCGCGACCGTCGACACGGCGGCCGCCGCAGCCGGCCGGGCGGTGGCCGTCGCCGGCGGCATGAGCCAGATATCGATCGACGCCGCCGTGGCCGCCGCCGGCACCATGGCGGCGATCTCGGCGATCCCCTATATCGGCCCGTTCCTCGCGCCGGAGATGGCCGCCGAGGCCTATGCCGTCACGATGGGCTTCGCCGCCGGCATGGGCGGCGTTGCGCTCGACGTCGGCGCCTGGGAGATACCGGGGACGATGGCGGCGACCTTGCATTCGGGCGAAATGGTCGTGCCGGCGACCTTCGCCTCGGGCTTGCGCGCCATGACAAGCGGCGCCGGTGCTGCCGGCGGCACGGCGGGCACCGTCTCGCCCAATTTCAACATCAACGCGCTCGATGCGCGGTCGGTGGTGGCGCTCTTCAACAACCCCAACATCATGCGCCAATTCGCGCGCAATCTGTCGGGCTACATGGCGATGAATCCCAGCGTACGGGGAGCCTATTGATGACCGTCCCGGCTTTTCCGTCGCTCCTCGGCCTGAGCTTTCCGGTGACCCGCACGCCGACCTGGCGTTCGATCAAGCAGGAGGCGATCAGCGGCAAGGAGACGCGGCTCCAGATGTGGAGCTATCCACGCTACAAATACGAGATCACCGTCGACTATCTCGGCTCCGGCGTCGCCGGTCAGAATCAGGACTGGCAGACGCTTATCGGCTTTTTCAACAGCGTGGCCGGCTCGGCGCTGCCCTTTCATTGGGCCGACGCCAACGACAATGCTGTCGTCAACCAGGGCCTCGGCACCGGCAACGGCACGCAGACGAACTTCAATTTCGTGCGCGCCTTGGGCGGCTTCACCGAACCGCTTCAAGATGTCGACGCGGTGTCGCAGGTCAAGGTCGCCGGCGTCCCGACGACGTCCTACAGCCTGCTCACCGATCCGAACTGGGGCCTCGTCTACGGTCTTCAATTCACCGCCGCGCCGGCCAACGGCGCCGCGATCGTCGCCAGCTTCACCTACAATTGGCCCTGCCGGTTCGACGAGGATTCCGCCCAACTCGAAAACTTCATGGCCAATTTCTGGCAGCTCAAAAAGATCTCGTTCGAGACCATGAAGGTCCTCTAGCATCCTCGGGTATCCCGCATGAAATCCGCCAAATACGAAGCGAGCGCCGGCGCGCTCGCGAGCTTTCTCGCGAGCAAACCGCAAGCCGCTTTCCTCTGCGACCTCTATACGTTCACACTGGTGGGCAGTCTTAACGGTGGCGTGCCGCTGACCTACACCACGGCCGATGTCGACGTCACCGTGCCCTATGCCTCGACTGTTACCTTTTCGTCGAAGGCTGTCTATTTCGATCAGCTCGACAACAAGGCGTATGGCCATTGGAAGATCGGCCTCGATGTCGACACTTGGCAGGTCATTGCCGCACCCTCGCCGCAAGCCGCGATCGGTGGCCAGCCCTGGTTGCAGGCGTTGCGTGCCGGTGTTCTGGACGGCGCCATCGTGTCGGTCGATCGTGCCGTCTTCGACAATCGTTCGGGCGGCGTGATGGAGGCGCCGGTGCCGCTGACGCCTCTTGGCGTCGTCAACATTTTCACGGGTCGGGTCGCCGAAGTCGATCTCGGCCGCTCCAACGCCGTCATCAGCATCAACTCGCATCTCGAGCTGCTGAACGTCAACATGCCGCGCAACCTCTACCAGGCGGGTTGCCGGTGGCCGTTGTTCGGCGCCGGCTGCACCTTGTCGGCCGCCAGCTTCGCCATGACGGGCTCCGTCGCGGCGCCGGCGACCGCGACCAATGTGGTGAGCGTCCATGCGACGGCGCCCGCCGGCTCCGGCACCTACGCGCTCGGACGCGTTGTCATGACGACCGGCCAGAATGCCGGCTTCGCCCGCTCGATCCGCTTTTGGGTTCCCGGCTCGCCGGCGAGCTTCACCTTGCTGGCGCCCTTTCCCTATGCGCTCGCCTCGGGCGATGCCTTCACCGCCTATCCCGGCTGCGACAAGCAGCTCAATAGCTGCCTCGCCTTCGGCAACACCGCGAATTTCGGCGGCGCGCCTTTCGTGCCGGCGCCCGAAACCGCTGTTTGAGGGGTCGACGATGGACAAGGCGGAGCACGCCCAGAGAGCGTCCGTCTGCGCCGAGGCGCGCGCCTGGATCGGCACGCCCTATCACCATTGCGCGCGCGTCAAGGGAGGGGATGGTGGTGTCGATTGCGCGCAGATCATCTGGGCCGTCTTCTACAATGTCGGCCTGACGCCCTTCATGCCCCTCGAGCCTTACGCGCGCGACTGGTTCCTGCATCGCTCGGCCGAGCAGTATATGGGCATCGTCATGGATCGGGCGCGTGAGGTCGAGACGCCGCAACCCGGCGATGTCGTCCTCTATCGCATCGGCCGCTGCTTCGCCCATGGCGGTATCGTGGTCGAGCCGGGCTGGCCGACGATCGTCCACGCCTATGCGCGCGCCGGCCGCGTCCTCCTCGACGACGGCAGCGCCGGCGATCTCGCGCGCCGCGAGCGGAAATTCTTCTCGCGCTGGTGACGCTCATTCTCTCGTCGTTGCGAGGAGGCAACGCCGAGGAAGCAATCCATCGATCCGTCGCACGGAAGCATGGATTGCGTCGCTCCGCTCGCAATGACCGCTGAAGGCTGAGACCCGAATGGCAAACTTCCTCTCCGGCGGCTCGACGGGCCATGTCAACAATCCGCCTGTGGCGGCCACGAGCCTGCGCATCCAGAATGCCGTGCAAGGCCAGCCGATCGCCATCGTCCACGGCCAGAACCGCCTCGCCGGCAACATCGTCGACTATTGGGGCTTTACCTCGACCGCCCAATCTTCGGGCGGCGGCGGCAAGGGCGGCATCCTCGGCGGCGGCGGCAAGGGCTCGGGCACGACGGGCTACACCTACACCGCGTCGGCGACCTTCGGCGTCTGCGAAGGCCCCGTCGACCAGATCATCCTGGGCTGGAACGGCAAGAGCCCCTTCTATCTGAACGGCACCACGTCCGGGCAGATCTTCATCCCTTATGACGGCTGGCAAGGCCAAGCGGCGTGGCCCTACGCGGTCTCCACGAATCCCAACCATGCGCTGGGCTATTCCTCGCTCGCCTATGTCGGCGGCGAGGCGATCTATCTCGGCAATTCGCCGGAGATGCCGAATTATTCCTGGGAGGTCCGCGGCGCGATTTCCGGCGCGCTCGCCGAGACCTACATGATCGGCGCGCCCTACACCTTCACGCCGACCTATTTCAGCCTGGCGAGTTCGGTGCTGGAACAGGCGACGGTGCCGGCGGTCGCGCCCTACACCGTGCAGGCCGCGATCCAGGGCGCGCCCGGTGCGCTGCCGTCCATCGAATGGGGCCCCACCACCGCGTCGCGCTCCTACGAAATCTTCGGCAGCGCCAGCAACGGCGTCTTCTACACCGCGACCGGCACGCCATTGACGATGGTCTCGGCAAGCCCCTCGGCGGGTCAGTTCTCGGTGACACAAGGCGTCTCGGGCAAGCCGCTGACCTCGGGCGGCCTCTATACCTTCAGCGCGGCCGACGCGGCCGCGACGGTGACGCTCGTCGACTTCATCGTCAGCCCCGGCGTCAACTACGCGTACCAGCCGACCGGCAACACCGTCTCCGGCTCGATGTCGGTCGGCGGCATGTCCTCGACGAGCGGCATCGCCGCGGGGCAGCTCGTCACCGGCGCCGGCATCGCGGCCGGAACGGTGGTGCAGGCGATCGCCGGCTCGTCCGTCACCCTGTCGCAGCCCGCCACGGCGACGGCGACCGGCGTCACCTTGACCTTCTATGGCAAGGCTCTGTCGCAAGTGCTGGGCACGCCGGCCAAGGGGCAGTTCAGCCTTAGCGCGCAAAGCGGAAGCTTCGGCCAATACACCTTCAGCGCGGCCGATGCCGGCAGCGTCGTCGTCATCACCGACGTACCTGACGCCGATCCAACGGTGTCGTTGACCGACTTCCTGACCAACCCGCGCTATGGCTGCGGCTTTCCCGGCGCCTATCTCGGCGACCTCACCAGCTTGCAGAACTATGCCTATGCCCATGGCCTCTTCATCTCGCCGGCCCTGACCGGCAGCCAGCCCGCCAGTTCCTATCTCGACGATTTCTCGACCGGCCTCAACGGCGAGTTCGTGTGGAGTTCGGGTCTCCTGACCTTCGTGCCCTATGGCGACACGGCGATCAGCGGCAACGGCAAGAGCTATACGCCGCCCTCGGTCATCTACAGCCTCGGCGACGATGATTTCCTGCCGAATGAAGGCACCTCGAGCGTCGGCGTCTCGTCCTTCACCTCGGACGATCCCGTGGTCTGCGTGCGGAAGCGCCAGTCCGACGCCTATAACGACGTCAAGGTCGAGTTCGTCGATCGCGGCAATTCCTACAATCCCGCCATCGTCGAAGCACAGGACGATGCGGCGATCAATCAGTTCGGCCTGCGCCCGACCGATACCAAGACGCTTCATTTCTTCTGCATCGAAGCCGCGGCACTCGCCTCGGCGCAGCTCCAGCTCGGCCGTCAGCAGATCCGCAACCAGTACAGTTTCACCGTTCCCTGGTACTTCATCCTGCTCGATCCCATGGACGTGATCGAGGTTACCGATGCGGCCTTGGGCCTCGATGCGACGACCGTGCGCGTCCTGGAGATCACCGAGAATCAGGAGGATTGGTCACTCACCATCACCGCCGAGGATTATCTCGTCGGCACCGGCACGACGCCGCGCTACGGCACCCAGCCGCGCGCGGGCTACCTGCCCAACTACAATGTCGCCCCCGGTGCGCTGGTCGAGCCCGTGCTCTTCGAGCCGCCCGCGCAGATCGCGACCAGCGGCGGCCTCGAGCTCTGGCTGCTCGGCGGCGGCAGCGACACTATCGGCGGCTACGATGTCTATGTCTCCCTCGACGGCGACAGCTACGCTTATCAAGGTCGCCAGACCGGCGGCAATCGCGCGGGTTTCACGACCTCCGCGCTGCCCGCCGCGGCGAACCCGGACACGGTCGACACTGTCTCGGTCAATCTCGCGGCGACCGCCGGCGCCTTGAGCCCCGGTAGCGCGCAAGACGCTGAGACCGCCGTCACCCTCTGCTATCTCGGCGGCTATCCCGTGCCGCCGGCGCCGGTCCTGTCGTCGGCAACCGGCGGTTCGCTGTCGGCCGCGACGTACTTCGTGCGCATCACCTACGTATTTGCGGGCGGCGAGGGGCCGGCGTCGGCCGAAGACAGCATCGCGCTCCTCGGCGGCGAATTGCTCATCGTCGGCTCGCCCGCGACCCTCTCGGGGGCCGCCGGCTGGAACGTCTATGTCGGCCTTGCCAGCGGCGGCGAGCAGCAGCAGAACGCCTCGCCGATCGCCATCGGCACGCCGTGGACCGAGCCCAGCACCGGCCTCGTCAGCGGCAATGACCCGCCCGCCGCCGAAGCCGGCTACGAGCTCATCTCCTATCAAGGTGCGACCCTGACGAGCCAGTACAACTACACGCTCGGCACCTATCTCGGCCGCGGCCTCTACGGCTCGACGATCCTGGCGCACGGTGCCGGCACCCAATTCGCGCGCCTCGACGGCACGCAATTCGTCGTCGCCTACAACAAGGCGCAGATCGGCCAGACCATCTATGTGAAGCTTCTGCCCTTCAACCCATGGGGCGGCGGCCAGCCCGATCTTGCGACCGTCCAATCCTATCTGCACGTGCTGCAAGGCCCGCCCGCGCCGGGCCAGGTGCAGAATCTCCAGGGCCAGCAGAATGGCGGCTCGGTCCTGCTCTCCTGGACCGACCTCGGCTTCCCGGCCAACGTCGCTTACGACATTCTCTACGGCGCCGTCGGCGGAACGGTGTCGCAGGCGACGCTCATCGCCGAGGCGTCACGCTCGACGTCGGAGACGACGGTCGCCGTGCCGCCCGGCACCTGGACTGTCTACATCCGCGGCCGCGACCTCGACTCCGCCCTTGTCGGCCCGGCCAGCGCCGTCACCCTGACGGTCAGCGACGGCAATGCGGCGCTTTACGTTCAGGCGAGCGCGCCTGACTGGCTCGGCACCAAGAGCGGCTTTCTCGTGCATTACACCGGCGTACTCGTCCCCGACTGCACCTTGCTCGCCGATCAACTCACCCCGGCCCAGCTTTTCGCACAGCCCTGGGCGAGCTTTCCCGCGGCGTCGCCGACCTACACCGCGCCCATCGTCGACACCGGCTTCAACGACAATCTCCGGCTCTGGACGACTATCGCCGCGTCGCCGGCGCCCCGCTCCTCGGCCAATCCACAGGTCGCCTTCGGCCTCGCGACGTGGCTTGCCGGCGGCAGCGATCCCGATACCTATCCGCCCTGGACCATCGGCACCGTGCTTTGCGAGTTCTTTCAGGGGCAGCTCGTCGAAGACGCCAGCGTCCCCGCCGTTATCAGCACGCTCACCATTACCGCTGACGCGCCCACGGTGACGGAGACGGTGCAGGGCTTCGCCGTGGCATCGGGCGGCACGAACCTCATGTACGCCGCCAACAATATCGGCCCGTTCCACGGCGCGCCGACCATCCTGGTGACGCCGACCGACGGCGTCTCGACCAGCGGCGGCGCCAGTGCCGTCAATTCGACCAGCGCCTTCATCCAGCTCTTCAACGGCGGCACGCCCGTCGCCGGCACCTGCAATATTGGCTTCATCGGAGCTTGAAACCATGTCCGTCAACACGCCGGTCGGCAGCTGGCTGCCGACCAACAACACGACGCAATCCGGCACTGCCTATCTCAACAATATCGACGCCGATGTCGACGTGCTGTCGCGCGTCGGCGCGATGTTCGTGCCCCAGGCGCTGCCGACGCCGGCCATGATGGCGCAGGTCTATCAGGGCCATGTCTATAATGTCGCCGCGCCCGCGATCGCCGTGACCGCCAGCACGACCAGCGGCTCGACTTCGCTCGGCAGCCTCTCGACCGTGGCCGGGTTGACCATCGGCATGACCGTCACGGGCACCGGCATTCCGGCCAACGCCACCCTGGCGGGCCTCAACGCGAGCGGCACCGCCACCTTGAGCGCCGCCGCCACCGCGACGAGCGCCGGCGACGTCCTGACCGTCACGCCATCCTCGACCCTCATCGAGGTCGGTGCCGTCACGACAGGCAGCACAACCAGCGGCTCGACCTCGCTCGGCAGCCTCGGCACCACGCAAGGCATCGCGATCGGCATGGCCGCGACGATCTATTCCTATGTCGGCGGCGTCTTCACCTTGGCGGCGCCCTCCGGCTCGATCGTCACGGCCGTTACAACGTCGAGCGTCACCTTGAACAATGCCGCGACGTTGACGGTCGCCGGCGCGCAATGCTGCTTCGCGCAACCGATCGGTACGACCGTCACGGGTACCGTCACCAGCGGCTCGACCAGTTTGGGCAGCCTGACGACGACCAGCGGCATGTTCGCCGGCATGAGCGTCGCCGCCGCCGGCGTCCCCGCCACCGCGACGATCGCCGGCATCACCGGCCCCAACACCGCGACGCTCAGCGCGGCCGCCACCGCGACCCATGCCGGTGCAACGATCGCCGTGACGGTCCCGGTACCCGCCAGCAATTCGCGCCTCGACCGCGTCACGCTCAACCGTCTCTCCGGGCAGGCCAACTGGATCGCCGGCACGCCGGCGGCGGCCCCCGTGCCCCCCGCTATTCCCCTGGGCCAGGTCCCCATCGCGCAGCTTTTCGCGACGACATCCTCGACCGCGCTTGCCAACACGTCGAGCATCTGGGACGAGCGCGACTTCACTGCGCTCGGCACCGCGCCGGGCGCCTTCGGCACTCAGATATCGCTCGCCTCGGCCGCGACCTGCGACCTCGGCGCCGCCGGCTCCAACAACATCCTCGTCACCGGCACCACGGCGATCACCGCGCTCGGATCGTCCGCGTCGGTGTCGGCGCCGCTCTACCAGGTCGAGTTCGCCGGCGCCCTCACGCTCACCTATAACTCGACCTCGCTCATCCTGCCGGGCGGCGTCAGCATCGCGACCGCCGCCGGCGACGCGATGCTGGCCCTCTACCAGGGCTCCGGCAATTGGCGCGTGCTCGACTATATGACCGCGGACGGCTCGCCGGTCAGTGTCACCGGCGCCGAGGTCACGCTCGCCTCCGCCGCCACCGTCAATCTCGGCGCCGCCGGCAGCAACCTCATCGCGATCAGCGGCACGACGACGATCACGTCCTTCGGGTCATCGGCCAGCACCGCCAACCCGCTCTACTGGGTGCGCTTCACCGGCGCCTTGACCCTCACCTATAACGCCACGTCTCTGATCCTCCCGGGCAGCGCGACCATCACGACCGCCGCCGGCGACGCGATGCTGGCGCAGTATCTTGGGTCGGGGAACTGGAAGGTTCACTATTATCAGCCGGAAACCGGCAAGGCGTTGATCTCGCCAACACAGCCAAATCTTCAGATATCGATCTTTACCTCAAGTGGCACCTTTACGACGTCAGTAGGTTCCGCGACGACGACGCGGTATAAATTCACGGCTACTGGAGGAGGTGGCGGTGGTGGTAATTCCTCCGGGTCTTCGACCGCGGGGACTGGGGGTGGAGCTGGGGGCACGGTGGTCTACGAGGCCTCAGGCATCGCGGCGGGGACAAACCTTACGGTCACGGTAGGTGCCGGAGGTACGGCGGGTGCCTCGGGCGGCACCTCGTCGGCCGTCGTGAACGGTGTGACCATTACAGCAAGCGGTGGCAGTGCTGGTACCACATCAACCTCAGCTAACGGTGGCGCAGGAGGAACTGCCGCCAACGGCACGATCAACATAAACGGCGGCGATGGTACCGCCGTCACCGGCTCAGGGGTTGGTGCTATTGCTGGCGGCGACGGAGGATGTTCCTTCTGGGGCGGTGGCGGCGCGGGTTCAAATCAAAGTGGTTCGACAGGAAATAGCGGAAAGGCCTACGGCTCCGGCGGCGGCGGTGCCGGCGGTAATGGCAGCCAAGGCGGAGCAGGTGCGGGTGGCATTGTTATGGTGGAGTGGATACTTTAAACGTGCAGACTGTGAATCCGCTCGCCACGCTATATTTGATATTGTTGACAGAAAATCATGATGAGTGAAAAAAAAGATATCCTTGCGCTGACCTCTTTCCGTGGTGTTGCTGCGATACTGGTGCTCACCATTCACCTTTTGTTTCTCGGAGACACTAGGTGGATTCCCTTTGAGTCTGTAACGCAGTTTTTTGTGAAGGGATACGTTTGGGTAGATTTCTTTTTTTTGCTGAGCGGATTTATCGTTAGCTATGTGTACGGAGATTTATTCTCTCGACGTCTGACCCTAGTCTCCGTGAAAGACTACTTAATTCTCCGTCTCGCGAGAATATATCCATTGCATATTTTTGCTATCATGATCCTGTTTATTTTAGAAGTAGTGAAATTGATTGCTGTAGCTAGAGGCGCAACGCCGATTAATGCTCCATTCTCGGGTCCGATGAGTTTATACGCCCTGATACAAAATGTTTTTTTGATACAAGATTGGGGGATCCTCTCCTTTCCCACATGGAATGGTATATCCTGGTCGGTTAGCGTAGAGTTTGCTGCATATATTTTCTTTCCATTTGGATTTTTTATTTATTCTAGATTGCCAAGATTTGGAAAGCTGGCGTTCGTTGTCGTATTAACGTCGCCGCTGTTGGTTGTTTCCTATTATCATGAATGGGATTTAGGTGTTACATATCGATATTTTCTTGCTCGGGGTATTGCTGAATTCTGGATCGGCGTCGGTTTGAGAACCCTTTTTGGGGCGCGTGTGGGATGTAACGTCTGGCAAAATCCGGCAATAGCATATGGTTCAATCATATCTATTATTGTTATTTTGGACGGAAAGATACCAAATATTCTAATTCTATTGCCGTTTTGCTTCCTGATTCTTTCGGCCGCTAATGGCAATAAAGCCATAAAGGCCGTATTCGAAACTCAAGCAATGATTTGGTTGGGCAGCATATCGTATTCCGTATATATGTCGCACGAGATCATAATTACATTGGTCGGTCGTACTTTGAGCGCGATGTTTGGTTCGAATAATTATGACCGATTTGCATTGAGTTCGCGTGTTGTAATATCACTCGGAACGATTGCGTTAGTGCTCTGTATTTCTCATTTCTTGTTTAATTATGTTGAGTGGCCTGCCCGCTCTGCAATAAGAAAATATAACATAAGGATAAAAAAATCGGATGAAAAATGAATGTCGGACAGTAAGTACCGGAGAGTACTTTACCGCACCATTTTTTCAAATGAACTAAACGCGGCTTCGTCGAAGTGCTGCCAAGACTGAAAATATCCTTTGGAGGAGTTTGTGATGGCTGCCATCGATCCGTTGGCCGGCGCGGCCAAGATCACGCTTGACCGTCGCATCAATCGTACGCATCCGGGCAAGGCCGCGGGTAGGTTCAGGCGGCAGCTTCCTGGACGACCGCGGTGGCCTTCCACTTCCATGGGAGGAGTTCGTCGAGCTTCGATGCGGGATGGTCGTTGATCCGGCG